TGTCAGAATGTAATGTATATCAAGAACCACAACCCATCGCTGGTCAAAGCCATTGAGGAAGGGCGTCTGTGTGAACACATCGTGCCGGAACCAAAGGATGATGAAGGTGAGCCAACGTCGGGCTGGTACGACTGGCGTGTAGAGAATTGGGGAACCAAGTGGGACATCCGACATGAACATTCATCACACTACTCTGATGAAGAGGTAGAGGATGTACTGGTCGTCAAGTTCGACACAGCATGGTCGCCACCAGACAAAGTGTTTGACGCCATGCACAAACAAGGGTATGACTTTGAAGCATACTATGTCGAGTATGGCATGGAATACTACGGTTCATATGTTGATGGTATGGATACGACAGCCAGCTTTCCAGAGGGCAAGTTCTATCCATCAGATATGTACGACGACTACGAAGGATGGTCACATCCTAATCGCCACCTGCGCGAAAACTATTCATAGAAAGGGAGACAAACAATGCTAACACTTAACACAACACACTATGACGCACCGAAAGAACACTTGGTAGAATCCCTGGGATTGTTGCCGCATTGGGTGGTAGAGTATAACCTGCTAGGTGAATCTGACATCGTGCATTACATGACAGAACGCTATGGCTTTGGTGAGTTATATCGTTTCGGCGGCGACGTACTAGAAGATGGTTCATACAAGAGTAACTGTGATGAGGATGAAGACCTACAGTATGTGGGCAAGATGGATACAAAGGATGGCACTGTGTACTTCTATCCCTATGCTATCACTGCCCTGCCTACAGATGAAGGTCACTTCATTACGAGGATGGACTGATGGATACAGATACTATCATGGAAGAACTAACAGAAACACAGCTGATGTTGCGGGGCTTGGAACAACTGATGTTCGACAATGATTGGATTGACACAGATGTACTAGCCATGCTAGACGATGAGGACATTCCCTATACTAGAAACGATAAGGAGATTACACATGACAGTGAAGATTGACACAAACTATGCACGATCAAACAACATTGAGTTCGACAATGGTGAGTGGTGGTACGTCGCACCTAACAGACGATACCGACAACGACTGGACACACATGCTGAAAAGAATACGACACGCATGTTTGTGAATGGCAAGTACATTCCTAAGTCCCATCCGTTGCATAAACCTGGACGCTACAAAAGTCTTGACGACGCATGGTCACACCAGCAGATCAACAGTGTGCCACAGGGTGAGGTCTATGCCATCATCAACAAGGCATGGCCTGAGTGGGTGAAGATTGGCTGCGCCAGTGATTCAGAAGATCGGCTCAATGGCTACCAGACATCATCACCGTTTCGTGACTATGAGATTGTGTGTACGCTACAGACAGTGGACAGACGCAAGGCTGAGACAATCATGCATCGTACACTAGAACAGTACGCTACTGAACGACGCAACGAGTGGTTCAAGATTGACATTGACAAAGTGAAAGATTACTTTCATCATTACGATGATGCAGTAGTAAACACATGGGGCATGACAGAGAAAGGGGTAATACTATGATCGGATTACTAGCAGTCATGGCAACAGTATTGTTCGTGCAAGACAACGCTGAGTTCATACATGACATGAATGACAAGCACGAGATGGGTTGTACATTCACATACACAGGCAAGCAATACGCGAGGCCAGACGTGCCACACATTGCTGTAGATGATGTCTATGTATACTTTACGATGGAGCCATGTGATGAGTAACGCATGGAAACTGGTGATGGACTGGCGGTACAATCCGCTGGCCCACATCCCTGACAACAACACACGGCACATGGTGATGCAGGTGCTGGCATGGATGTGGTGCATTATCTTTGCCATGTCTGTAGGTTCTGTCACTGTCTTTGGTATCAGTGCCATTGCACATGCCCTACTGATTGCTGGCGTGTTCATCACGGCAGGTGTGTTCGAGACAGCCAGACGTAAGCCTAATTACTTTGGTGGGCTTGGCAGAGGCAATGGAGGTGAGCATGAGTAAGCTATGGGACAAGGTGTCGCACTACTACCTCACACATGATGGCATAGAGATGCTTTTGTTTGCCTGTGTGTTCGGTTCCTTTGGCTGGATGGCCTATCATGTTATCGTTGGAATTGTAGAAAGGTTTGCAGGATGAACAGATTTCTTATTGACCATCATCCAACGGCCATAGCTAAACAGCTATGCGACCAACACATTGTGAAGATGCCATTGGAAGAAGCGCAGATGTTATGCACCACACTGTGGCATCACGCACCAGAGTATGCAGAAGAACATAGCTTGTACAAACCTGTACATCAGAAGCACCCATGCACTATATGGGCAATGCGTAGCCAAGCCAACTACGTTTATGCTTTCAATTTGTACGCAGCTATGCTAGAAGAATATACATATCGCTACGGTAAGATGCATGGCGCAGGTAAACACTTTATGGCATTGGCTGACGGCAAACAATTCTTGCCTGTCGATACCATCAACCATGTTACCAAGCATCCTCAATGCTTCAGTGGTATGGATGAGTTGAAGACCAATGAACGCTGGCCTATCAAGGCGTATCGTAATTTTTACATTGCAGACAAGTCTAGGTTTGCAAGATACAACAAAGGTCGGGATATTCCTGGCTGGATGAAAGGAGCAACACAATGAGTGAGCAAAAAACTGAATGGGATATCAAGCGCGAAGCAGCAACCAATTGCTGGAAGTCTATGACACCACACCAGCAGGAAGCTATGATGACACTACTCAAGGCATGGGTGCCTGTTCGTACTCACATAAGCGAGTTATGTTCTCTGGACTACGATGACCTACGAAAAGTAGATATCGCATGGTATGAGTTGAAGAACGCACTTGTTGACAAGGATGTCGAGATCAAGCAGTGGAACTATTAGATGCCAAGAAATGTACAAGAGACGTTAGTCGCTACAACCAAGGAAGATTTGGATGAACAAATCGAGTGGTATCTTACGAGGTACCACCCCTTGGGGTACGACACCAGAGTGACTAGGACAACACACAATCCTGAGACTAACAAATACACAGCAGTTATGTCTCGTTGGGATTCTTGCGATTAGGAGAAAAATAAAATGGACATCATTATTGCAATCGTCGGCATGGTTATCCTGTTGGCATTCGGAATATGACTAGCTTCAAGAACATGGTTAGTGATTACTATTCATCCTATGAATACAATGACTTACGGGATGAAACTAAAGCTGACTATCAGTATCTTTTGCGCCAAGTATTGGACACTAGGGTGGAGGGGAAATCCCTCCGCCAAGTAGATGTCAAGAAATTGACAACTAAAATGTGCAAGACAGCGTATGATATCTGGTGCCAGCGAGGTATTCACTTTGCCAACAAGACAATGGCAGTTGCGCGAGTCGTGTACAATCACGGCTTGCGTATGGAGATGGTAAGCAGCAACCCTTTCAACTCTGTGCGTAGGCGTACACCCAAGAGCCGTAACACACTATGGGAAAAGGATCATGTTGTCCAGTTGTTGGACTTTGCGTACAGTGATTTCAACACACGCAATCTAGGATTGATTGCACACATGGCATACGAATGGTGCCAACGAGTGGGCGACATGAGGCTGTTGAAGTGGAGTAACATAGACATGGAACACAAGCGTGTACATATCTTGCAGTCAAAGCGTAGGGCAGAGGTGTATCTACCAATGTCAGATGATTTGCATGAGATGTTGACGCAACAGAGAGAAGACTTTGGATTCCAGGATTATGTTGCCCCACGTCCATACCCTATCAATGGTGAGTATCTGCCGTACACAAAGTACAAGATGTCACGGCATGGACGTAGCTTGATACGGGGTGCTGGACTGCCTGATACTCTGCGACTATCTGACCTGCGACGTACTGGCACAACAGAGATGGTACAGGCTGGTGTAGGAATAGGACAAATCATGTCGGTTACAGGACATGCTAATCCACAATCGGTCAAGCCGTACATAAAAAATACATACGATGCTGCAAATTATGCATTGACAAAACGAAACCAGCATGGTACAAGCACACTAGATGCCGAACAAGAAGAGGATATATACTATGTATAATACATTAAGTAGTATAATAGATGATATAGTATTATACATAGGTGAATCTAAGCGTATTGATTGCCCTGTATGTAAAGGATACAAAACTTTTACTGTATCTAACATGAGTGGTAACATTGTATGGAACTGTTATAAGGCATCGTGTGGTATCAGTGGTGGTAAGCGTACTGGACTTACACCAGATGACATCAAGCGAATGAAGAGTAAGCAGCTAGAGAAAGAAATAGAATTTGAATTACCCCCGTACATAGTTAAGCGCACTAATGTTTACATGGATAGATGGTGTGCTGGATGGGGATTGGATGTAGATAGAATGGGATTACTATACGATGTAAAGGATGACAGAGTTGTATTTCCTATCGTACACAGGAACAAGATTGTTGACGCTACTGGTCGGGCGTTGACAAAGCGACTCCCTAAATGGCGAAGGTATGGGTTTGGTGGTCTCCCATATACCTATGGCTGGGGGGATGTCGCCGTAGTTGTTGAGGACTGTGTGAGTGCATCAGTAGTTGGTGGTGAGAAGTTTGTCGGGGTCGCACTGCTAGGTACTACATTGCTTGAAGAACACAAGCATTATCTCACACGGTTCTCAGCAGCTATCGTTGCACTAGACCCTGACGTGCTACCAAAGACTATCGCAATGGCGAAAGAGTTGCGTGGTCACATACCAGAAGTAAAGGTGTTGCGCCTTGAGAAAGACTTAAAGTATCGCAACCCGACAGACATCGACAAACTGAAACAATTAGGAGCAACACAATGGAACTGATGGAATTATCTCTTGTCCGAAGTCTAATGAACAAAGACTTCTACGAGAACAATCGTGGGGCTAGATGCCCTGACAAACTGTTCAGTGCAGACGTGCGTAAGATTAAGAAGGCAGTTGATACTGCAATGGACAGGTACGACAGGACTGTCACACCAGAGGAAGTGCAAGCCCTGTTCATATCTAGTAACCCGTCTATTACACCAGCACAGCGTGAGTCGTTCAACAACCTGTTCAATAACATCCAGCGCACTGACCCACTAGGCAACGACGTAGCAGGAGAGGTACTTTCCCGACTGTTTCAGCAGGTTGTAGGGGCAGAGATTGCAGAGTTGGGGTTCGACTATGTGAATGGTGACAAGGCCAGCCTAGAGCCTTTACAGCAACTGTTGGAAAAGTATGGCGAGGACTTTACACCCAAGCTGAACATCGAATGGGACGACATATCTATCGACACTATCATTGCTAAGAATGACTTGGAAGCACGATGGACATTCAACATCCCTGCTTTGACACGCAAGGTTGAGGGCGTGAACGATGGACATCTGATTGAGATTGGTGCCAGACCGAACACAGGTAAGACATCATTCCATGCCAGTATCATTGCTGGTCCAGGAGGTTTTGCACATCAGGGTGCCAACTGCATTGTCTTGTGTAACGAGGAAAGCTATCATCGTGTAGCTGCACGTTACCTGACAGCAGCAACGGGACTAACTATGTGGGAAGTAAAGAACAACCCAGCTAAAGCGCGTGACTTGTATCGTCCTGTGTATGACAAGATTCGCATCAAGGATTCTACAGGTAGGGACATGGCATGGGTAGAGAGTGTGTGTAAATCGTACAAGCCTGACATCATTGTGCTTGACATGGGCGATAAATTCGCTACTATGTCTGGCTACTCACGTCCTGATGAAGCACTGAAGGCTAATGCTATCTACGCTAGGATGATTGCCAAGCAGTATAATTGTGCTGTGTTCTACATGTCACAGCTAAGTGCAGAGGCAGAGGGTAAGACAATACTGAACCAGAGTATGATGGAGGGTTCACGTACAGGTAAGGCAGCAGAGGCAGACTTGATGGTACTGATTGCCAAGAACCCACAAGTTGATGGGCAGGATGAAGAAGACACACAACGCCATCTATGCGTAGTCAAGAACAAGCTGACTGGCTGGCATGGTAGGGTACATTGTGAACTGAATTACACAATAGGAAGATACGAGGTATAGATATGAAACTGACACTCGATGTAGAGAATACTGTCACCAAGCGTGACGGCAAGATGCACCTTGATCCGTTTGAACCTAATAATTCATTGGTCATGGTTGGTGTACTTACAGACAAGGGAGATGAATACATAGCTACGTTTGACCATAGTGACGTAGATCATGCGCCATCCGATATGTATCTGTACAATGAAGAAGTTTGTGCTATTCAAGATTACTTAGATGAAGCCACTGTACTTATATGTCACAATGCTGCGTATGATTTGCTGTGGCTATGGGAGTCCGGCTTCACGTATGATGGTCCCGTGTTTGATACAATGCTGGCAGAGTACGTCATGCAACGTGGAGTTAAAGAACCTCTGTCACTTGAGGCATGCTCTGAACGCTACGAGTTGGATACAAAGAAGCAAGACACACTGAAAGAATACTTCAAGAAGGGTTACAGCACCAGTGACATACCACATGCAGAGTTGTGCGAATATTTGTCTGCTGACATACATGCTACACAACAACTGGCAGATAGGCTGATGCTACGATTAAACAAGCAAGAAGATATTGGATTGCGTGGTACAGTGGACCTGACGAACCAAGTCGCTGTATGCCTTGCCCGTATTTATCAGCGTGGCT